TGAGTCAGCAAAAGACAATACAAGAATTGACAGAGCAAAACAAAATGCTTACTCAAATAATTGCCAATAAAATATAATGTATTATGAAAAACATCTTGTCTATTATAGGCACCTTTGTCTTAAATGTTTTAAAGTCTGCTTTCTGGGCAGTCCTACTGTCAGGATTCTTTTGGTTGTGTAAATGGATAGGCTCGCTATTATCCATATGCGACCAGCCTACGCTTTCCAACTTTCTTGGCGGTGGGATAGTCCTCTTTGTCGTACTATTTTTACACAGAATGATTTGGATTATTCGTGATATGAGACGACGAATAAAAGACCCTATATACGACCAGATGGCAAATGCAACAGGGATAAGTTACAAAGATTATAAGCAGTTGAGAGATAAAAAAAATAATTAATAGAATGAAACGCATATTAATTTTATCCATTACGCTTGTTGCATTATTTGCTACAACTTCTTGTGGCAGCAAGTCAAAAACATCTATCCACGGCATCGCGGACATTGATCATGCGGAAGGTGAATATGACGAGTGGTATCAAGACGACGACATTTATGGAGGCGACGAGGTATATGTATGTACCGGAGGCAGCTCCAAAAAGTATCACCATACGTTGGATTGTAAAGGTCTCAAAGGATGTAGTAAAGAGGTGAGGGCGGTTGACCAGCACTTCGCTGAGGACAAAGGCCGCACACCGTGCAAGATATGTTATAAATGACGAAAATATTTGAATTATGAGCACCAAAACGCGTATATTGCTGCTGTCAGATAATAATGGAATGCAAAAAACGGCATTCTTAAAGAAGGTTGGCCTACGGCGTGGTTTTCTCGATACTGACAAAATGTGTGCTTCTGTAAGTGATCAGCAGTTGGCTTTGATACTTGCCGCATTTCCAAATGTCAATCTAGAGTGGCTTGTAACCGGCGAAGGAGCCATGTATAAGCCTACCGTTATACTTCCGCCGGACTCTGTTTCGATAGACCGATACGAGGCGAAGGTGGAAGAGTGTGTGCGTCTACGCATAGAGCTGGAGTCAATGAAAAATAAGCGCATTGTAAGCGCAAAAGAAAAATGATAAATTAACAATGCTGATAAACAGCGAATTGGCAAACAATTATTATCCCTGTCTCTCCGCAAAGAGGATAAGGAGCTGTCAGTTTTGGGCTGACGGCTCTTTGCTGTTTTATAGGGTGTTATGTTTGTTATGCTTTGTTTGTCAGTGTGTTTTTGTATTATAAGGGGATAGAGACGCGAAGGAGTGAATATGTTATTATGTGTTATTATATGGTGATATGTGGTGGGTTTTGTAAGCGCGTGCGCTTACAGTTTGTAGGCGCAAAAAAATATTTGACAACAAACAATAAAAACAAACAATATGGGAACACCAACGTTAAAACTTATCTATGACCGCAGACATCGGGCCTCCAATACAAAAGAAGGGGCCATTGAACTGCGCATTACCTACAACCGCATTCAGAAGCATGCCACTACAGGTGTGCGGGTGTTGCCTCGCCAATGGCGAAATGGAACCATAGTGAATCGCATTGATGCGGCAGAACTGCAGCAGGCACTCGACCTTTTTGTGTCGCAAGCGCGCAAGATTATCAACGAGCATATCGCCGCCGGAACTCTCGATATGCAGACCATCGTGGCCGTCATCGGCGGCAAGGAAAAGCAGATGGCCACCGCCAATGTGAAGCAAGAGCGTCTGCTGGTGGATTATTTTAAGGATAGGTCGGCTATACGCAAGTATGGCCGGACGGAGGACAGCCAGGCACGCTACGACCGCTTCATCAGGTGGTTTGAGAACTGGGGTGGCATGGTGGTTTTCGAGGATATCAATGAGATAAATATACTCAAGATGGATGAGGTCCTGGTAAGGCGTGGCTTGAAACCATACTCAATATGGAATAACTATCATCGCTTCTTAAACTCTTTCATAATTGACGCTATCGACGAAGGACTGATGCATAAGAATCCATATAAAGGTATACATATAAATAGAGACCAGACTGCAGATGCGCTAAATAAATATCTCACAGTGGAGGAGTTTAAGCGCATCGAGGCTTTGAATCCTCCTACGGACTATCTGAGGCACGCCCATGACCTTTTTGTATTCCAGACATACACCGGTCTATCATATATAGACCTTGAAGCCTTTGACCCATCCAAGATTAAGGAAGTGAAGGGCAAGCCTATATATGTGGGCCGGCGTGGCAAGACGAACCAGGAGTTTACCTTCCTGCTGTTGCAGCCGGCGCAGGATGTACTGGCGCGCAATGGTGGCAGACTGCCTATGATGAGTAATCAGAAGTATAATGAGTATATCAAGATGCTGGCCGTTATGGCCGGTGTTAACAAGCCTGTGAGTAGCCATTGGGCGCGCCATACGTGTGCGACGATGCTACTGAACAACGGTGTGGGTATGGAGGTGGTGAGCAAGGTGCTGGGTCATTCATCGACGAAGATCACTCGTGAGGTGTATGCCAAGCTTCTTGATGAGACAGTGGCCGACGCTATGGCTGGAGTCGAAGTGAAATTATTTACTAAAAGTAGTAAAAAGTAGTAAAAGATTAGATAGCGGAGAGGACTTTGTCGGCGGCAAGGAGAAGTGTTGTTTGTCGGAGAGCGTTGTCGGCATCAAGTTGGTCTTGACGGCTGTCGGTATTGCATTCAATGTTCCAGAGGAGTTGTTGGCAGTGGTGTTGTGCCTGAGATACTATTTGGCGGACCTGCTTGGCTTCGCTGTTGATGGCATTGAGGGTGTCTTGCGCGTTCATGGCGAGGGTATAAAACTCGCCCCTTGCAGAGGTGTCCTCGGTCTCCATGTAACCGTGTGAGCGTTTCCACTACCACCACCACGCAAGGGGCTGATACAGTAAACTCAGCCCCGTTGTTATGCGTGGCTGCCATGGATGTTTAGGAATTGCAAAAATACGAAGATTTGGCGAAATGGCCAAAAAAAGTTTTTAGGAAGGGTTAATATATTAAAATGTATATATTATATATAAGGTCGGCAGGGATGCTGGCCTTTTTTTGTTATAGCAGTGTTGCTTCGGAGATGGTTTCAAAGGCTGCGGTGCCGGTGGGTTCGGGCTGGCGTTCGACGATACGGGGAAGGTCCATTTCGTTGAAGCAGATCTGGAGTCCGATGGCGCGTGTCATAAGTCGGTCGTCATGGTATCCTGCGTCGGCCTCGTAGCCGCCCTTCTCGGTCTGTATGTATGTTAGGTATTCGTCGAGGGCAGCACCTTCGCGCTCGATGTAGAGGTGTTCGCGGATGATGTACTGCAGGTTGAGTATGATGACGGGCTTGGTGAGGCGGTTGGTGTGGAAGCCGTACTTCTTGGGTATCTTGTTCTGGATGTCCTCGGCCGACTGTGCACGAGCGTAGAGGTTATCGTAGACGTCTTTGATAAGCGTAAGTATATACTCGGCGTCGCCGGCGGTGTTATTGGTCTCAAGGGTGTTGGACTCGATGACGAGGAGGGCGTTATTGTAGTAGGCTGCCACCTGCGCGGCCTTCCACGCGAGGCGGTCCATGGCGATGTGTCCGTGCCATTCGGCGACGACCACCGGCGGCTCGCCGTCGAGCATAGGCAGTCGGTCGATGACAAGGATATCGGCGAAGTCGGCCTTGGCGGTCTTGCCCTTGCATACGTCGACGATAACAATGTAGCGATCGCGGACTGATAGTTCGGGTGTGTCCTTCTCCACATCGGCCCACATACAGAATTCGCCGTCGGGGTTTTTGACGAAGCGCAGGTTCTGCAGTGCCAGTTCGCCCTTGTCAGCATGGCCGTATATCTCGCCGCGCCAGCGTGGAGGGCGGCAGGCCGGGCGGAACTGCTCGACGTCGACAGAGGAGAAGACCTTGCGGCCGGAGAAGGTGAAGGCCTCGATGTCGTCGGACGGGTATTCGGAGGCCATGTCGCCGTGGTCGGTGAATTTGGTGCGCTCGTGGATATACCAGTTGAGGTTTTCGAGAGTGGCACCCTGGTTGTAGAGCCACCAGAGATATGACACCGGCTCGGCGCGAGGCGTGACAACTTCGGTACTGTTGCGGTTGGCGTGCAGCCAGCGGGCAAAGAGTTCGAGTGGGTCGGCCTTGGGTGGAATGTCGGAATGGATAGAGTAGAGCGAGTGTATTAATTCAATAGATTCAATAGTAATAGGCAGTTCGTATTGTTCAATCTCGAAGTGTGGTACGAACATAGCCTCGAACTGTGACTCGTGGTTCTTGGCTGCCAGGTATTCATCCTTGAAGAAG